TGACCAACAAAACGTTGCGTAAATAATGCTGTGTCAGTCCAAACAAGAATTGCATCTCTACCTCTGATAGCTCCTCTAATCTGTGATCCGTCGGCCAGTCTCTGTGTGCCGGCTGTATTGGTTGCTGTGGGTGTATATGTATTAATATCCTCTTGATCCGAGAATCGGATAAACATATCATCTTGTGTTGATGTATCTCCAATCGTTGTCTCTGTTCCGTAAAATACTAAGTGTCTATCTGGTGTAGATACTAACATGTGTCTTGATGCTGTTGGTGCACCAGATATAATGCTAGCTCTTATATTCTCTGCCCCTGCTGCTGCAGAGTTCCATTCGAATACTGCACTATCATGTATTAGACAAATAGCCTTATCACCAAAATTATCTAATGACCACATACCAGGTTCTAATACCAAATCACCTGATGCTGCCTCACCCCAAGCCACAAAGTTTGTGGTGCTAGTAACCGCATCTCCTGCACCATGTGATGCAGCAGTCGTTCCTCTAACCCCTCTTGTAACACCTGTTAATTCATTTGATGTACTGATTCCCGTATAAGATATCTCTTCTGTTCCTACCTTTATAAAATTTGTACCTGAATCTGGAAACTGTGATACATCTGCTAATATAATACCTGTTGTTGTAGAGGAGTTTATCGCAGCAGATAAAGTTGTTGTTGGTTCACCTGCAACCTCACCACCCCAAGTCCCAAGAGACCAACCAAAACCTTTTGCCTGCACCGCAGGTCCTACAGGATAATAATGCTGCACCCTGATACCACCTGATGTTGTTGCACCAGATCCCGATTCTGCCGATGGCATTGTGACTGTGATAGTCGTAGCGTTAGGGACAGTTGTCACCATAAATTTTTTATCATTAAAATCTGCAGCTGCAAAATTAGAATTAGTAATTGATGAGAAATTATCTAATAAGACTATGTCCTGTGCGGATATACCATGATCTCCACTAAAAGTTATTGTAACAGATGTTGATCCGTTGGTAGTGGTGAATGCACTTGTAAGTGTTGTCGTGGATTTGATAGGGTGTATGTCATAATACACACCACCAGAAAATGCATATAATATCCTGTTTGTACCTATGATGGCATACTTTCTTGCCTTACTGTTTACAAAATGATGAAGACCTCTGCCTGCTCCTGTAAGAGCGTCGTCCCCTAATTGTTTCCAACCACCTATCTTTTCGGGTGTGCCATATCTAAAACGGACATTATCACAGTCGATCCACTGACTTTCTGCTCCAGTGGGTGTAATTTGTTTGTTGATTCCAGGTGCAAATCCTATCTTTTGTAACATATAACCTCATTATATATTAAAAGGCCCAGCTTACAAAAGAGTATCGTGTGCCTTTTGTTGTCTCTCTAACCTCATGTGGATACATAAAATTAGAAGGAAACAATAGTATATCACCCGTTTTTAACTTAATTTCTTCTCCTCTGCAATAGAATTCAGAGCCCTCATAGTCCTCATTTAAATTGGCTACAATAGATACCAGAGGCACTCCTTTCATCTGACCATCAAATATACTGTGTATATGATCGTAATGCTGCCTCATCATAGTTCCCACCTGATACCTGTTGAAACGTATGGGACTAAACTTACTGAGCCATGGTCCCTGAGTCTTTTCTCCTGGTGTGCTATTCTTTTCCTGATATTTATTTAACGCCTCTACAAGATACGGCGTTATCTTCGCCTGTTGTTCTTTGGTGCAAGACATAACATCTAATTCTTTTGTGGGTTCAGATTCTGTTATGCCCACAGCATAATTATTCCATTTATGTTTCTCCCATATCTTTGTGTTGCACTCATCTATCAGTGACTCACAAAGCTCTTTTGGTATGGCGTTTACCACCATTATATAGTCTTTAATTGTGCTCATTCATTAACCTCCTTATATCTAAATGAGTTAGTGATTTTTCTGATCCAATAGCGTCAATACAAAAAGTATTGAATGATACACTTATTCTATCTTCTTCACCTTGATTAATTGGCACGCTATGTCTCAATGAAGATGGAAATAATATTAATTCACCTGTTTTGCAAGGCAGCATAAACGATTCTGAATTCATATGATTATATTTTATAGGGTCTAATTTCATACCATCTTGTCTATCTTTAGCAAAAGATATAGGTGGTAGTTTTTCATTTATTTGAAAGTACATTACACCAGATACAATACTATTTGGATGCACATGTTCATGATGTTTAGATCCTTTGGGATTTCTATTAGCCCAACATTGTGTGATGACTAATCTCTGTTTTGTATTTATAACATTTGTAGTAAATCTATCCACAGATTCTTTTAAAAAATTTTTTATATCCTTAAACTCCTCGTTACTTAATAGATAAGAATCATCAGATCTAAAATTACCATTAGCCTCTTGTTTACGATAACTAATATTTTTTAGATAAGCTA